CTGCCCCTGCAGGCGGCTTGAGTTTCTTTGCCTTAATGCAAGGCGATGCGGTCGATACTAATACTCCTGGTGACGGGACAGTCACAACTTCAAAAATTGGAGACGATCAGGTTACGGGAGCCAAATTAGCCGATAATATTACGATCTCATCGACTAGCACCATTACTGGTAGCGTCGTCTCGGATACTTCAGGAAACCTTCGAGACATCCCACAGAATGCCAAGACAGGCGCCTATGTTTTGGTTGTGGGTGACGCAGGAAAACACATCAGCATTACTACTGGAGGTGTGACAGTTAATTCAGGTATTTTTTCTGCAGGGGATGCTGTAAGTATTTATAACAATAGTTCGAATGCACAAACAATTACACAGGGCAGTTCAGTCACAATCCGTCTTGCCGGAGTAGGTACAGCAGGTAATAAAGCATTAGCATCTTACGGATTAGCAACGTTATTGTGTATTGCAAGTAACGAATTCGTTATTGCTGGAACCGGAGTTAGCTGATGGCAATGCAACAAATGCTGGGACCGATTGCCGGATCCAGTGATTACGAAATCGAACGCAGCTTGCGGTTCGACTTAGGGGCGTCTAGCAAACTTACTAGAACTCCGTCGTCTGCAAGTAATCGTAGGACGTGGACGCTAAGTTTTTGGATCAAAAGATCTAGAATAGGCGATGAACAAATGGTTTTCAGTGCTGCTGAAAACAGTGGCAATCGTTTTCATATTTACTTCCCAAACGAGGATTATATTGCTGTCTATAGCGATCCACCTCAATCGGGGGTCGGCCTGTGGTATATGGCTACAAGTGCTGTCGCAAGAGATCCATCAGCATGGATGCACTTAGTTTTTGCTTGTGACACAACACAGTCAACAGCTACTGATAGATTTAAAATTTACGTTAATGGTGTTTTAGCTACTGATTTTACTAATCGAGCAAATCCTGATCAAAACCTTGAGACTCCCGTAAATAGCACAATACTCCACCAATTTAGTGGACGAGCCTATAACACCGATGACCACTTTGGTGGCTATTTGGCCGAAGCACATTTCACCGATGGTCAAGCACTAAGCGCATCTAGCTTTGGTGAATACGATGATGATAATAATTGGATTCCGAAAAAATATACCGGTTCCTATGGTACGAATGGGTATTTTCTAAAGTTTGCCGACAACAGCAGTGCATCTGCTCTTGGCACAGATAGTAGTGGGAATAACAATACTTGGACGGTTAGTAACATTTCGGCAGCAGCAGGCATTGATTACCTTGGCACGGGTACTTACACCGCAAGCCAGTGGGACAGTACTAACACGATTGACCGCATATTTGACGGCAATGACGGAACACTTGCTTATAGGCCAAATAGCGCAGGCGCTGGCACCTCAACTTTTACGTTTGGCACCACAGTTACCGTCACCTCAAGCCTGCAGATTCGCGGCTGGAAAGGAGACAGTAATGAGCGTATTTTTGCTAATGGGGTAGATATATCTTCTCATTTTAATAGTCAGTCTGGCGGCGGTTTAAGCACGCAAAACGTTACCTCAACTGTAGGCTCTACACCTTTTACGTTGACTAGCGTTGGCAGCGAAAACCAAAACAATCGAGCAGGTGCGCTTGCAAAAATTATTGTTGACGGCGTGACTTTAATAAACGGGTCGTCAGGAGACATGGACAGCCTGATCGACACGCCGACGAATTACACCCCTGACTCAGGCAATTCAGGTGGAAATTATGCGACACTTAATCCACTTGATCGTCAGGCAAGCAACGGCACGCTTTCTAATGGAAACTTAGAGCTTACTCAGACTGGTGCTGCTTGGGCTATGTACCGGAGCACAATGTTTGTGTCTTCTGGCAAGTGGTATTGGGAATGCACTCTTGGCAATAACCAGTATTCAACACCCGGTATTTGCACTGATGCTTGGAGTATGGCATCTGCGACAAATGCGTGGGCTAATGAAGACACTTCAATGTATGGGTACTATCCTTATAACGGTAATAAGTACAACGGTAGTTCAGGTGTTTCTTATGCAACTGCAGACACCTCTGCGTCTGGATCCGTTATTGGCGTGGCTCTCGACATGGATAACGGAACACTTACGTTTTACAAAGACGGGACGAGCCTTGGAACTGCTTACACAGGTCTCACTGGTAAAAACGTAAGCCCAACTCATTGGTTGTACAACCAAACCAATGCAGATTTGTATAACTTCGGCCAACGCCCATTTGCGCACACGCCACCAACAGGCTACAAGTCACTCTGCACAGCGAATCTCCCCGACCCAGCGATTGCTGATCCTTCGACGGCGATGGACATTGCCCTATATAACGGCAATGGCGGAACTCAATCAGTGGCTGGGTTAAATCTGGCTCCAGATTGGGTGTGGATCAAAAACAGGAACGGCGGTCATAACCACATGCTGTTCGACATTGTTCGTGGAGCAGGTGCAGATCTGCAGTCGAACTCAACAGCTACTGAAGGCTCTGCAGGCAGCAATGATTTGACCTCGTTTGATTCAAGCGGCTTTAGCCTTGGGTCCAATAACGCTGTAAATCAGTCTGGGCGCACTTTTGTTGCTTGGGCGTGGGACGCTGGAACGACAACATCTAGCAACACTGATGGCAGTATTACTTCTAGTGTTCGCGCCAATACGTCTGCTGGGTTCTCGATTGTTACTTACACAGGAAACAACACTACTTCAACCGTCGGTCACGGGTTAAATGCAACACCTAGCCTTGTAATCGTGAAGAGCAGATCCGCTACATCGTTGACAGGTTGGATGACAAAGCACAGTTCTTTGTCGTCCAATTACAACCTTGCGCTAAATCTTACTGCTGCCGCATGGGGCCCAACAACTAATGGGTGGGTCGGTGATCTTACTAGCAGCACAACTTTTAGCTTGGTGAATGGGTCTTCAGACGGAAATAACGTTAATCAAAGCGGAGTAACTTACGTTGCCTACTGTTTTGCACCTGTCGCAGGCTATAGCGCGTTTGGTTCGTACGCCGGAAACGGATCTAATGACGGTCCGTTTGTGTACACCGGATTCCGCCCCAAATATATACTTACCAAAGCATATTCATCCAATAGCAACAACAATAATGAATGGAATATCAGAGACACTAGTCGTGATCCTTATAACGAGGCGAGTGAGGTTTTGGCTGCAAGCAACGCCAATCAAACTCTAGATAATTCACACACTGGTATTGATATTTTGTCCAACGGTTTTAAACTTAAAAATGATACTAACGGTCAGTCAAATTACAACGGATGGGATTACATCTACGTCGCATTCGCTGAAAAACCATTCAAAACCGCCCGTGCACGTTGAATCATGATCTTCAAAATTGTCATCACCGTTTTAGCACTCGCTCCTAACCTCTTAATTGGTTATTTGTTTCTCAATAAAGATGCAATTATTGAGAATCAAAAAAAGGCTATCTTAGGAACTTTGTCTGGCCAACTTGCAGGACAATTAAGCAAACAGGCTGATACCCTCAAAGGCAACATGGGATCAATGCTAACTGATACTATTAGGCCTGAAATTAAAGCAGGTGACAAGAAATCACTAGATTCAATTCCTGAGGTTACAGGTCCAGCGTTACCCTTTTAGTAATGCCTTCAATACCTGATATTGAAGTCGGGAATATAGGTGAAGTTTCTATTGAACCGGTCCATACTTGGATCGACGTTCAGCCTGTTGTTAGTGCAATTTCACCCCCTATTACATTAGGCCTTGGAACACCAATTATACAAATACCTGGTTGCGTCGAGGCGCATCCAGCCTCAGGCAAATCAAATAAAATTGATACAGATGATCCCAGGGGAGTAAGGACTTATTGCGATGCAAGTCAACCGACATTTACTCCTCTTGACTATACACCTGAAAATTTGATATATCAAAAACCTGCTAAATTTTCAGGTTATAGGCAATCAAGCCCTAACAAAAAAAGCAACGAAGAGGATGCAGAAGAAGAAGATGTAACTGCTGGGAACACTGCGTTACCTGTAACTCCTGCTCCAAAGCCAATAAGTTTACCTGCTGGTGAAAAAAATGAAGAAAAGGAGGACACAGTAACTTGCGCTGAAGGTTATCAACTGGTTGAAAGAGAGTGTATAGAGGTTGTTGCGGAAGTTAAAGCAGAGGTATCTTTTGTAGAAAAATATCTTCCTACTCTTCCACAGACGACAACGACGGCAACGATAGCAGTTGTGGCGACGACATCTGCGCTAATGGCTAAGCCGTTTGCTGACTTACTTTTAAAATTAGTAAAACCTACTGTGAAGAAGGTAGTGAAGAAGATTGCTTCGTTGAGAGGACGGCCCCAGAAGGTGGAGAGTGTTTTACATCGTCGACTTGCTCAACGTGATCGGAATCGTGCGATCCGGGCTCTTCGGCTTGCTTTAAAGAAATAGGGTGATAATGAGGCACTAATTTATCACCTGGTAGTCTTACTACTACGTCTTTACAAACATTGTAATAAGGAGATTTTGGGTGAAATGTAATTCCTTTTTTAGCTAATTCACCGCAATTTTTAAGGCGTGCAATCTCAAAATCTAGTCTACGATTGGCAAGTATTTGCTGTTGAAGTGCTATTTGCGTGTCAACAGCTTTCTTGCAACGAGTTTGAAGACTTTTGTCTAGAGGAAAAGAAATAGTGGCAGACAATCCAGCATTAAGGCTATGTGTATTCTTTTGACCAGTTCTAACATCTTTGTAATATAAAATATTTCCTGGGTTGTCGATCATGCCGTCTTCATCTGAATCATACGTGTCATACACAGGGTCTTTATAGTAATCCTCAAAAGGTTTTTGAAAAGAGTTACTATTAGTAATAAAAGGTGTAATGTTCAGCGTAGGCCCCTGACATTGTATGCCCGCGCCGTAAGTGTTAGTAATGTACGGACCTTGTAATACCTGGATTGCTTGATTTGTCACCGAGCCGCTACTTGTCGCGACTGGGTTCGCTGTAGCGCTCACACCGCCAACATCAGCGGCCATGCAAGGTGAAGACAGCGACACCAGCGCAGTTACTGAGAGAATATAGAAGTGGTTTCGGTGACGCTTTGAATTTCTGTCGTTCTTTGGATTACAGTCTGATTGGCCATACCTGGTCCGTTCAAGGTTTCCGTAAACTGAAAACTCTGTCCGGGATTGACTATTTCCCATCTTGGTTTGTTCGCGGTGTCCACAGTTGTCCATGTACTTGTTACCCCGTTAACCGTATTGGACGTTGAGGCAGTAGCGCTAGGTACAATACTCTGGCCAGTGTTTTTGATATTACTACCAGTAACAGAGTACTGGTAACCCGTGTTGTAGTCAATTGAATTAATCGTTTCAGTGACAATCTGCGTTGTTTCAGTCTTAGACTGAAGACTACCTTGAGTAAAATTTGGGACTACTGGAACTGAAAAAGCTGCTTGCGAAAGGCCGTGCACTATGCCAAGGCATAGTCCTAGTAAGAGCGAATCGCGGAGATTATCCATCTCAACGTACGGTGACCTCACTGACGTGCTGACCTGTTGCTGTTGTGCCTGCACCACCAGCCGTGACCGTCATGACACCCGCCGTGTTAATAGTGCCAGCCAGACTGCCTGCTAAGCCACCAGATGAAGTTGTTGTACTACCGAGCATGGGAAGTGAAGGAACGACGCCAGACGTGACTGTGGTTCCGCTTGTCACATCATCACCTTCAATATATGATTCACTGAATGTAAAAGCACTTCCAGCGGTAGTAATTTCTGCACCCATAGGGGTGTAACCGACTGCCGTACCAGACGAAAGAGCACCTAAGCCGCCAAAAGAGCTGCCTGATTTGACAGAAATATTTGATCCGCTAACAGAATAAGTGCTACCAATGCGTGTCGCCTGACTCGCTGCACCATCGACAGTCAACTTGACACTAGTTGTCATTTTGTGGGTGATATCTGCATGCGCAGCCCCTGCAAAAAAGAACATCAACGCGAAAATACGGAGCATGGTTTTATTTGCACTACTATGATATTAAACGGAGGAAACACAGTATGATATTAAATGAAAGGCGTTGTATCCATGGCCGAGGTTGTAAAAGATGACTCTAAAGACGTCAAAAAGAAAGGCGTCTTTGCAAAATTAAAGGAAAAAGCAGCAGATAGCGAAGAAAATTTTGCAATACTTTCAAACTTTGTTCGCCTTGGCGTCTTAATTTGGAGTGGGGGAATCCTCACTTTGAATTACGTCACCATCCCAGGATTAGCACAGCAGAAAATCGATCCAACTTTCATTGCCAGCGTCTTTACAGGAGTTCTTGCGTCTTACGGCGTGCAGACGGCAAAGAAATCCGGTGACGGTACGATGAAGATGAATGGTGGATCAGGAATTACAAAGGCGGATATTGAAAAGTTGATTGAAAAAGCGGCACAGACTGCCCCTGCTCAAGTAATTAGAGTTGAGCAAGCGCCTCTTAAGATTACGACTACGGCAGAAAAAGAAGACACTTACAAGATGTAAAATGAACTACAAACCTCTACTTATTGGCGTAGCTACAGTTGTAGGCATTGCCCATCTTGGTGTACTTGGCCACGTGCTACAAGTATTAAAAGAGGACAATAAAGTAATAATGCCGTCTATTAATCTACCAACAGGTCCTTATTCCTCTTATAAAGTAAATGTGAGTAAACAGGGCTATCAGCTGCAGTACAACGCTAATGATCCCAAAGTAATGAAGTCTCGTAGAGTCCTTGATTTAAATGAAGCCAAGAATAGGGATGGGGGTTTATTTAGACCAGCCTCACAATCACTCGAAGATCGGAAAGAATACGAAACACATGAGTACACCATGGATGGATACCGCAATACTGGTGAGGGCGGCCCCGTAACCTCGGGAAAGTTGACTGCAAAACAAGCCGAGTGTATAAAGGCGGCAGGTTCTGGAGAGAGTACAGGTGCGATGGTAGGAGCAGGCGTAGCCGGTAGCATTGCTCCTGCACTGACTGCTATTCCGTATGTAGGTTGGCTTGCAAGCGGTTGGGCCGTTATGTTTGGTCAGGAGAAAGGGGCTGAGCTTGGCGGCACAGTTGCCACCGCTTTTAAAGATTGCGATGCGTAGATCTGAGGATGAAGACGAAATTTATCTGACCATTGAATTCCACCAAAGCGATATAGCGCAAATCGCTGAGTCTGTTGAATTCCATTGGAAGAACTGGCCAGGAAGCCCACAACGGCCAGCTGAAGAACAGGAACGTCTTTTCCGCCTTAAGTCAATATTACGTGTCGCCATGCTTGAGATTATGTATCATAAGAAAGAATAAAATTTTTTATGGCAAGGGAAGTAAGTATCAGGGCTGTAGTCAATACAAGTTTTGTAGTTCTTTCGGATGATGAGAAGCAAGGAGAGTTTCTTAAGGACCGTCGAATACCTAGCTGCAGGCTGCTAAAAGAATTGGAGTCATCACTTGTCGTTGATTCACCCCTAGGCACTTGGCTCTTAGTCAAAGATGACTGGGTGATCGAACAAGATGAAGTTATTATAAAACCATACAAAGAGAAAGACGGCTTTCGCTATCTTGAGGGATGCCCTTACTTTCATCTGCCGCTTGAAAAAGAGCATGACCATCGAAAAGGTCTTATTTACAGCACGGCGAGCGCCTTGATAGGCTTAAATATAGGCCCTATTAACGAACTTAATGATTACTTAGTAGCCGTCTATAAGCATGGTACGGGTACTTATAAGTCCGATAATCGTGCAGGACTTTCAGAGATTGGAGTTGGCTGTACAGTTTCTCACTCCATTGGCCCTGAAGAGATTGAAGACGAGATTGATGAGGGCCGGCCGGTCGTGCTGGCAATTGTTGCTAGAGGTACATATAAAAAACCTTTCGGTTTGACTTATTACGTTTGTGTCTATGGATATAGCAGTGATTCTTGGCTATTGCACGATCCTTGTGGCCGACTTGACCTAAAAGATGGACTTTGGGAATCTACTGTAGAAGGTGCAGGTAAAGGCATCACCTATAGCAGAGAGCTTTCACAAAAGCGCATTTTTTACGGAGGTGGTGCCAGTGGCTGGGGTTTTATTAGATTTCATGAATTGTGAGCTATACTAATTCCAAATAAAAGGCTGTAATGGAAGAAATCCTGACAGACACAGAGGAGAAACTCCTTATTCAGCAGCAAGAGCTTGCCAGTAAAATTCGTGCCGCTGAGGATTCACTAATGCGAGATAAGGAGCTATATCTCAAAGTTACTGGTGCTCTCGAAGGTATTGCAATCGTTAAGCAACGTATGGCTCCCAAGCTGACCGAGGCTATCCCTGAGGATGATTGAGATGATGGAAGGCCTCACTAAGAGTCGTTATATGGCATTAGAGACGGTGGCTGAACACTTATCACCTCCGTCACGAGAAATGCGATTAGAAGCGATTATTAAAGACATCCCTGAAGAAGATTTACGATGGGTCGTTGATAAATTACATTATTTCATCTTAAAAATTCTTGAAGATGCTGACCTCGATCCAGCCGAAGAAGACTATGATTTTTTATCGCCTGGGTTGACTGATTAATAGGAGCGGAGGGGGTCGAACCCTCACGACCGCTGTGGTCTCAGGATTTTAAGTCCTGTGTGTCTACCGATTCCACCACGCTCCCGGTGATGAAAGTTTAACGCAGAGCACAAGTATCTGCAGCCTACAGTTTTGACATAGCTGGAATACCCCAAGTGTTTCATTGCGAGCAAGATTTACTAGTTAACCTAATTGTTTTAAGCCCAAAAGCTGCTCGTCGAAAATTTAGATCGTTAATATTTGAGAGTTGGGATTGGGAATGTGCTTATTGTGGTAAGAAATTAAACCCTGATACTGCAACAATCGACCATATATTGCCGAAACAAAAAGGCGGGCATAACATACGATCAAATATGGCGTGTTGTTGTTCAAGCTGTAATAGGTCCAAGGGTTCAGCATTGCTCAACGACTGGTACACCAAGGAGCTTCCTTATTTTACGGAAGAAAGGTTTGATAGAATTACTGCATGGGTTGAGCAAAAATCATGCTCAATAAAGCTACCTAGCACAGAGTTGGCTCAACCGTATATTGACAATGAAACCTCAATCAGCTGGATCGCAATCTAAAAAGAAAGAGAAAGAGTTTCTTGGTGGCTACATTAAGGAGCTTCAAAAAGAGCGGATCCCAGATGAGGGGGACCGCGCCATGCGCGGAGAAGTTGGCGATGATCTCTCAGGCAAGCTGGACCGGGGAATATTAAAAGTGTGAGATGTCTGACCGTAGTAAGGCGAAGCGCTTAGCAAAAGAGCACATGAAGTGCAACAAGCCCAGGGAAACTCCGGGACATAAGACCAAGAGCCATGTCGTCAAGGCTTGTAAAGACGGAGAAGAGCGTGTCATTCGTTTTGGGCAGCAGGGCGTTAAAGGGGCAGGTAAAAACCCTAAGACTGCCAAGGAAAAAGCAAGAAAAGCTTCTTACTATGCGCGGCATGACGCACAGGACAGTAAGCCAGATAAAATGTCAGCACGTTACTGGTCCCACAAGGTCAAGTGGTGACTCTGTATAGAGAAAAATGCCTATTATCAGCTTTTTAGCACTGTTTACTGTGGCCTACCTCTCCGGGATACTTTTTTTGGTTGAGGCAAAAGGTAATAGAAGCCGTAAACGTAAGCGAAGAAGGCGTTTTAATTGACCATCAATTTAATACTGGTAGGATAGATCCAAGGTAAAGGCTGAAAATGGATGCATTAGGACTCCCCGTGGATGTTGAATTTCAAATCCACGCAGCGTCACTAGCCATTCAGGGCATGGATCGAGATGAACTAGAAGAAGCATTCGTCGAGATGCTTCATCAAAAGGCTCACGATCGCCAGATGTTCCTATCTATCCTCAAAGATCACGGCATAGATGCCGAAGTCACCTTTAATTACCAAACCTTCGGTCAAATCTCCTAATAA